TTGAGTTAGTTTAATATTTAATCGGTATAAATCTTAGACTAAATTAAACCAGAGATTTGAGTGGATGACACTCACTTCTCTGGTTTTTTATATTACTAAGATAATTATTCTAAACTTTGAGAAAAACTGATGCGTTTTACTTGCATGTATAGTTCGACTGCCTTTGGTTTGAATTCGTAACTGTAACGCATAAAAATACCCCTTTCACTGGATATCCAGTAAAAGGGGTACATATTAATTTCACACGGCTTTTTATAAATGCGCTTAATTATTTATTTTTTGCTGCAGCCTGCTCGTCATTGTACTTCTGAACGAGGTTCTTCCGTTTTTCTTGGTAATTTCCGTACTCAATGAAATACTCCTGCCATGCTTTTTTGTCGGCTTCAAGTTTGGCTTTACTTGTTGAATCAATATCGCTTTCTCTTTTTTTAGCGGCATTAGAAGCCCATGTGCCAAGTTTCTCCTCTTGTTTATCTGTCAGTTTTCCACCTTGCTCCGTTTCCCAATCCTTGCGCTGTTTTTTAATAGCATCCAGTTCTTTTCGATAGTCCAAGTCAATCTGAGCCAGCTTCTTTTCAGTACCATCCTCCATGAGGTTTATTTCATCCTGCTGGTTTTTACGGCGAAGGGAAATAAGCTGTTCTGAAAGTCGTTCCTGCTGTTCAAGTTGTTTCTTTGCATGATTTTCTTGCTTTGCCAACTTGCCACCCGTGAGTCCGCCAAGTTTCTTATAGGATTTCTCGGCTGTTTCTTCCCGTTTCTTTGCTTCTTCATATTGCTTTGATGTGAACTTTGATTTGTCCTTTTCTATTTCAGAAAGTTTCTTCTTGGCATCTTCCCATTCTTTTTTCGCTTTCTCGTAATCATCTTTATAAGTTGATGTTTTTCGTGATTTTAATTCAGATTCAAGTACATCTATTCTGTTTTTAAGTTCTGATTCGGTTGTAATACCCTTTAATGAACCAACGCCAACATTTAAAGTATACCACTTATTATTTTTCCTTGCTTGTTGAAGTCGCTTCATTTCGTTCAATTCCGATTTTATTTGCTCATCGGTATTCTTCTTCAAATCAAGTTGCCATTTAGCGAGTTCATCAGAACGAACTTCCTTTTGATAATCTATAAGGAGCTTCCTTTCTTCATCCAATTTTGATTCCAAAGTGGATAAAGTTTCATTCTTATATTTGCTGGCAAGCAACTTCTCTGTGTCAGTTAAACTGCCCTTATGGAAATTTGGGTCTTCTCCAAACTTTTTCCATAATCCAATAACCTGCTCATATTCAGAAATTAGTTTCTCGGAGTTTGTGTAATTTACTTTGTTTTCTTCTACTTTTTTATTCCCAGCTACTTCATTATATTCTTTCCATAAAGCTATCAAATCCTTAATATGTCCTTTCTCATCTATGTATTTTTGGAAGATAGAGGGATATTCATTCTTTATTGCATTCATTGCCTTCACCCTATCCATAGAAGAAGTATATTCATTTTGAAGGGTGGAAATTAATTCTTCAAGCCTTTGTTTATGTTCTTGCTCTTTTTTTATAGACTCCTCTTTTTGCTCATTAAATCTTTTTGATGCTCTTTCTGCTGCGGTTGTAGAATCGTGAAATGCCCATATAGTGGCTGTTAATCCGGCAAGCCACTGCAACATAAGGATTAGTAAGCATTGCAGCATTAAGAGCCAGTTGCGCCTTTCTTGCCAACACACGGGCGTTTGTCAATGCAATTTCCGCAATGGTATGTTTACTCGTTGCCAACGTGGTAAGCATAACGGCAGTACGGTATGTTCCGTATGTGGCAACCAATCCAGCAAGCACCTTACCGATGGTCTCGTAGTTCTCAATCAGGGATGTCGTCATTTGTATGCTGCCCATGATTATACCTTCCGATTTCTGCCCCAATTCATTGAATACAGAATCCATCGCATCCTGCATCATGGATAGTTGTCCGTTAATGGTCTTGGAAGCGTTCTCTGACATATTATAGAACTTACCTCCTGCGGAAGTGGCGTCAATGAACGCCTGCTGTACCATTTCGGCAGAAATAGCACCTTTAGACATTTCATCTTTGAGTTGTGCAATGCTCTTTCCTGTCTTTTCAGACATGATTTGCAACGGATTGAATCCTTGACCTATCATTTGGTTCAAATCCTGTCCCATCAACTTACCAGCCGCCGACATTTGCGAGAAAGCAAGTGTAAGGGAATTGAACTTCTGCGTATCTCCCATAGAAACATCACCGATAGCGGCAAGGAAACGGGGAACTTTCTCCGCTTCAATGTTGAATCCGAGCATCATCTGTGTTGCCTGCGTTACATCGGAGAACTCCAGCGGCGAAATCTTAGCATACTCACGAACTTGTGACATAAGTGCATCCGCTTTCTTCTTGCTGCCTAACAACGTCTGAATAGCCGTGTCTGCCGCTTGAAACTCACCACGGACACGTATCATTTCAGAGCCTAATGCCTTTAATACCCCAGCACCACCAATAACCGCCAGTGCTTTCTTCCAAGATATAGCGATACCTTCGTTAGTTTCTACTACTTGTCTCCCATCATTCTTATAAAGTGTATATTCATCTCGGAGTTTCTTTACGGAAAGACGCGCTTCGGCTTGTTGTTGGGTTAATCCAAATAAAGCCGCCTTTTCTTCATCAAGAGCTTTGCGGGCAGCATTGTATTCTTCTAACTTGCTATTTGCTGATAACGGATTCCTTTTCAATGCTATACGATAAGCATCCCCAAGTCGTTTTACATCCGCTTCAATATCCTTAACTACCGCTTTTTGAGCGATAATCTTCTCTGTGAACCCATTTACAGATTGGGAAGCATCAAAGATTTTCCTTTTGAATCCCGTTTCCATCTCTGCTCCAGCTTTAGCAGCATTAGTCACCAACTCATCCAATCTTTGGTTGGATGCAGCAAGTTGGACATTTAAAGCCTTGAAAGCAGCAGGAGACTGCGTGCCATCCATGCTCATTAACTCTTGTTTTAACTTCGCAATTTCATTACGGAGCCTTACAACTTCTTCCCAGTCACTACCTACCTTAAAATATAATTTCGCCATATCTATTTCTTTTTCCTACGATTAGCCAATTCCTTACCACTGATTCTATTCACTTTTTGACCACCATATACTGCGTGTAATTTATCCCGTTGCATCATCAGCAAATTCCGATAAGGGATAACCTCAAACACTTCTGTATAACTCAGATGAAGCGTGTCAATCAAATGGGCTATCTGCCCGAAGAACGTTGCGTTTCCTACTGTTTCGGTCTTGCTGCCAGCATCGACACGTTCCTCATCGAGCTGACACACTGAAAAGCCGAAATATCCATCATAGAGAAACAGACTTCCAAGGCATCTTTGACTTCTTCAAAAGTGCCGTTCTCCAATTCTTTGACCAAACTATCATTCCCGCAGATGAAGCATGAAATACCTTTCAGCATATCTTCAGTAGCTTCAGGAAGCTCTTTAATAGCCTCCATGATATTATCTCCTCGCAGGGCGATATTGGAAAAATGATGAATGGCACGACAGATAATTTTAATTGTAGGAGGTTTGATGGTATAAACCATCCCTCCTATCTCCACATTCTTGAAATCCAGCCCTAACAAAGCATCAGAAACCGTTTTTGCTGCTTGATTATTCATAACATTAAATTAAAAAGGCGGTGAGCAACCACCCACCGCCATCTGAAAACAATCCTTTTACTGAAAAATTATCAACCTTCCGGCACTACAACTTCCGATTCGTCAAACCACTTTTCGGAAGCCAATCCATCTACACCTGTGGAAAGGGGAACGGCCGAAACAGCCAATCCGACAGCCTTATCGGTATTAGAGCCACGGGCATTGATAGCCGCTTTCGGAAACACAACATAAACTCCGTCTTTGGTTTTACCAATCACACATTTATGAATAGGCTTATACTTGCCTCTTTCCCAATTCTTTTCTGTGGCTTTACCACCTTGTAAATCAGCCTTTGTAGCATAATCATACTCACCAATGGTGAAGTTGATTTTCACCTCACCCGGTTCAGACGTTTCCCGGTAGTACTCACCAGTCAAAGCGTTTTTGTAACGAGTTACACTTGCCTCTGCTTCTTCGTATTGATACGTGTCACCATGCACATTCTTGACCCGCTTCGTTGCTGCGTTTTTCAAGATGGTGGCTACTTCTGCGCCTGTTAATCCGGCAGCTGGAGTAGTAACCGTTTTAATCGGTTCTGCATAATACAGTTCGTCAATTTCTACTGCTGTAATCATATCATTTTACATTTAATACATTAAACAAAATTCTCACATTCACATAATGACACTTCAAAGCTGTGTCCGCTTCTGTACCGATAGAATCAATAGAGTAACGATATGTCATACCATCATAGGTGCTTACTACATCATCAAACAGCTTGCCAGCCTTTCTTTCAAGTTCGTTAAGCCGGATTGTGTTCGCTTCATTCTCGCTTAAATTGGGTACACATAGATTCACTTCTGCGAAAGATTTCTTCCAATAAGTTCCCGGCTGTTGTTTCTTCGTGTGGATGACAATCCTTTCGGACTTCAATTCACCCGTCAGCGTTTCTCCTGCTGGTACTATGTCTATTCCGAAAATCTTGCAGTCCCGGTAGAGGATGTTTCCTATGTCGGTGGTTACTATCATCGTTCAAATCTATCTTTCAATCTTTTTTCTGTCCTTATCGCTGCACTTCCTGCAACTTCAAATCCTTTGGATTCCACGAATGAAGCATAATCAGCTTCGTTTTTCAGAATTAAGCCATCTTCATTAACCTCATAATCATTCGATTCTCTCAAATGTTTTGTGTGGTCTTGATAGTTTCCGGTAGCTTTTGCATCTTCAACAAATGCCTCTCCCTCTTCTTTCATGCCAGCAACGACTTCGCTTGTTCCGTCCTCAAAGAACTGATCAACATCCGAAAAGTCTGCATCTATTCCAACCATATTACTCTGTAGGAAAAATAGTTTGTTTCCAAAGGGCTTTTAGCAACTCCTTCACCTCTTATGCTTCCATCGGCATTCAAACAACGAACCTCTTCACCTGCTTCAACCTTTGACGGCTTGTCAAAGACTACCTTGTACTTGAAATCATACAAAGCACCATTGATAGATACTTTCTTTTCCGCGCTCACATCATCACAACGGCATTTGCACACCTCCTGCCAGCTTTCACCACCGGTACCGGGAATAGGTCTTCCGAACTCATCCTTATCCATCGGAGTGATAACTTTTACCTGCAATATGTGTGGAGCGAATATCATAAGAAAGTCACTTTAGGTTTGTTACCCAGTTCGTCTTTCAAACCGTACTGTTTACACAGCCATGAGTACAATTTCATTAGGCTATCAACATGATTAGACCAAGACACAGAAAATCCGCTTTCGCTGACCGAAGATGGATTTTGTATCATCCACGGAATTTGCTTGGCACAAGCGACCTCTAATCTTGCCCTATTTTCCTCGGCAAAAGGTTCTTCGCCATCCAATCCCGTTCTTGAAAGTATATTTTCAACTACAAGATTAGACGGGGGATTCTTATCAAATACGCTTAATACAAACTCCTTGTTACTCATGACTGTTATCAATCAATATGGTGTAATCAGTTTACTATATGCGGTATAGCTATAATGCGTACAATGTTTAGATTTATAGATGTATCTGAACGGACATTTGGGAACATTAATTCGTACCCCTTGAATAGCCATTCCCTCTTTTATCGAACACATCATAGCCGGAGCGTTTGCAACCAAAAACATGGGATGCGTCATGGTCAGTACAACACAATCAACCGGAGCCGCTTCCAAAGTGATAAACGGAATATCCGGTAGACCAACATCAACCGATGGATTCACGTATTTACACTTGAGAGATTCCACACTTGATGCCTGCACGCTCAACGAAACCAAAGACATCATCAAAAAGCCACACATGGCAAAAATAAAATTCTTCATTTCTTTTCTGATTTATAAAATTAGACAATGGAAGGGTAGAAACACTACCCTATCCTTTTACTCAATACCCAATGCTTCTTTCAGTTTGGAAGTCATTTCTTCGTCCAGTTCTGTAACCTTAACCAAAAGAGTTTCCTCTTTCATATTGCCGGAAGCCTGTACGCCGATGGACTTCAAGGCATCAACCAAAGTCTTCTTCTCAAACTCCTTTTCAAAGAGGGAAATTTTCACCTCTTTCTTTTCTTCAGGGGCTTTCACTTCGGGATTTTTTACCTCAATCCGTTCAGCGAGTCTGCGGCTTTCCATATCCAGCACACGGGCTTCCTCACCGACTTCAATCACTTCACCGGGAGTATAATACTTTCCGGTGAACTTGTCGCGGAAAACTGATATAACCTTTACTTTCATATCCTACCCCCTTATGCTGATTGAATGGATGCAATTTCGCTCAAATCGAAATTGGTAATCAAATCTGGATTGGAAATCTGCGGAATCCACTCTGCCGTATATTCCATGTAGCGACCGTTTTTGTCACGGTAGTTGGAGATAAGCATCTGCCCCTCTGACGGGATATAAGTACGTCCTTGTACTGGGTCTGTCGCTTCATACGGGGTATGATGGCGCATATAACCAATGTTGTCAGAAGGTAACAGAGTAATACGGTTATCCGCGTAAATCTGCACATTCTTTCCCGTCTGGTCTTTCACGTAGTCCTCCTTGATTTCAATACGCGGCAAACCGATGCCGGTGAACACTTCGGAAGCCAAAGAAGAGGAAACCAATCCCGTACTCAACTTCATTTCGTTGCTGCCGAGAATCATCTTGTACTGCTCACCAAATTCAGATGAACCAAGAATAAGCTTGTTGAAAGATGCACGAGTCATAACCATCTTGGCATAAACGCCATAGTCCGGTGCCAAGGAATGAAGTTTCTCTCTCAAATAAGAGATAAACATATTCTTTCCGTCCACAACCACATCTCCACTTTTCGGCTTGATAAAATTGAACGGAAGGGTAATCTCCAGCAGTTTATTATTGGTCTGACCGGAAGTGATTGCAGCGTCTTTGTTGTAAACGGTGGCTTCACCAAGCATCAACAGCGCACCGACAATAATATCCATACGCTTGTGGGCAGCAAGGGTAATCTGACGGTAGTCGTCTGCCAGGAAGTTTACAATCTCTTCCATTGCAGCCTTTTGGTCGGCTGGCTTAGCTGCATTGAACTTGTCAATCAAATCCTGCAATTCGGAAAGACGGTCAATAGACATCTGATAAGCATCACCCAAATAGGCAATCTCACCATATCCTGAACCGATATTCCTGCGTTCACGAATGGGTTTCTCTCCAAAACGTGAATTGATAGAGCCGGCCATAACTCCGGTTACAGAACCGATATAATCCTTGAACACACGAGTAGTTACTCTGCGGAAAGTAAGATACTGTTGCCAATAGATTGTGTCCTTGCGTGTCTGGTTCACACGTCTGATGATAGCGGAAACGATGTTCGCATCATCGAATAATGTTTGAATCGTTAAAAACATATCCTACCTCCTTACTCGTTAAACTCAAACCATCCCTTCATGTTGGCTTTATCGTTCTCAGAGAACGGCATAACCAATTTTGAAGGTTCAATCTCTGCGGCTGTACGAAGCAATGAAACCAATGTGATTCCGTCCTCAACCTTTGTACGGTTAAACAGAGCCGAATTAGCTACATGCTTTTGTTTTAAACCATCAACTGCAACCGCATTGAATAATACGGCATCTTTGGCGATATTCTCACCAAAAGCAGCCTTAATAGTCAATACATCATAACCGGCATTAGACTTATCAATTGCCGTTACTTCTGCACCTTTCTTACCGCTTCCGACAAACATACCCACATAAGCCAAAGAGTTCTTGGCTACTTTGATAGACAAAGCCTCTCCACCAGTGGTATAGGCTTCCGCAACTCTCACATTGATTACCGCATAAGCGAACTTGTTTTTCAAGTCTGCATAAATCGGTGTAAATCCGGGAAGAAAACTTCCCACTACCAGGTTCTGCGTATCAAGTTTGAACGGACCACGTCTACGAATACCGGTCTGGACATCGTAGCGTTCCTCTTGCTCAACGGGCGGAACCAAGTCATACTTAAATCCTGCTGACATAATTAATTCTTGTTTTGTTCAACAATAGTTTTCGTTCCCTCATCAATCATCTTGGCGATAGATTCAGATTCTTTCTCAATCTTCGCTTCCGCTGATTCGGGAGGGGTTACGCCTTTGAAGCCGTCATTTGCGAACTCCTGCTTCAAGTCCTTGAAGTATGCGTCCAAGTCCTCATCGTCCTTAATGGCGCATCGTTTGGCGTAGTTTTCGGGAATACCATACTCCTTTGCCTTTGCCATAATCTGCTCCTGCCGGGTAGCTTGTAACTTCTCTGTCTCGAATTGAGCGAGCTTATCAGAAAGAGGTTTAACGGCTGCACTCACTGCGTTAGCAATAATAGCCGCCATGTCGTCCGTCTTATCTTCCAGCTTCAGATTAGGGTTAGGATTGGGATTAGGATTCTCAATTGACTTACCGTCTTTAAGGTTATGTTTCTTTTCGTAGTTGGAAACTGCGGTCTTGGAAGCATCCCCGGCACGGAAATCACCATAGGAGTTAAGCACGTCCGAAAAACTGATACCCTCAACAATGGAGTTTACCTTTGTCTCGTCCGTTACACCCTCTGCCTTTTTAGTAGCGATTCGGGTTAAGATAGCAGTGTCCACCCCAGCGAATTTCTGTTGTAGCCCTGCCAAGATTTGTTCTAAGATTGTCATACCGTATGAATTTGATTTATAAATTTCTACGGTAAATTTCGTTATTTATAAAGAAGGTGAAAAATTATCAGATAGGTGATACACGACAATAAAACGATTGTCGTAAAATGGTATAAAAAAAGGCGTGATTGTTATCACGCCATGAGCTTTTATTCTTTATATTTCCAAATATAACCACCTGCATGAGTTAATTTATACCATTTTTTATACTTACTGTGTATATAACCACCTTTACAACATTTTCTTATAGAAGAAGAGGAAATACCCGTTTCTTTTTCTGCTTCACACGCAGATGTGTGAGTTTTAATAAAATTACCCAATAGGTCGAACTGATTAATTTGTTTACATCTTGCCGAATTATGCTCTAATAATTTATCTGAAATTCTTTGTTTTACAGTGCCATAGTTTAAGTTGTATTTATGTGTGCACCATTCAAGATTATCTACACAATTATTTTGACCATTTTCATCACGATGATTTATTATTGTATAACCATAAGGATTAGGAATAAAAGCAGATGCTACAAGTGTATGAATATATACTCTTTTGCATTCTGCCGACCGAAATAATCTCACATAAAAATACCCCTTATTCTTTATTGGTACTAATATTTTCTCATGTCTTGTTCTTGAGTTTGATAGGGATTTTACTCTGCCTAAGTTTGATACCTGATACATTCCTTCGTACCCTTCAATGTCTTTCCAAATTTCATCCATATTCTTTTTTGCTTTAAAGTTAATAAATAAAAGGCAGCCTTATTAGTCGTGCGGACTGCCTTTTGATAATCGTGTTAGATTCTATTAGGGATTAGGCTATATACACCATTTACGGCACTTTCACCAATCATTTTACTGATAGCGTCCATGCACTTGTAAATACCTTCATTGAAGGTGTTGCTTTCTTCAATGTATTCTCTACCGCTTTCTTGGGATATAATGTCGGTTTGCTCGTCAAAGACTACACTTGCCTCTCTCAACTTAATTAATGCGTTCATTAGGTCTAAATTAACTTTGATTTCATTTGCTGCCATATCGTTATATTTTATGTGTTAGTACTCTACATATCATCTCGTATACATGAGTTTTCTCAAATCTATTCAGTATTGATGTTTTTTCAGCCCCGAATGATAATTTACCGTTTCTGAACTGATATACGTTAATCCGTCCACCTACCGTGTTATGTTGGTAGATTTTCACCTCTTGATTTTCAGCTATTAGTGTCATAGTCATTTCTTTTATAGTTACCACTCTTTTACCTGTTCTTTCAACTCGTTATACTTACCATTAATAAGCAATTCAACTTCACGATGAAAGTTTATATCAGTCAAACGATACTCGACCAAAGCACGCTTATAAGTATCGCCTTTTTGATGTGAGTTGATAAGACGCATCATCTGCACACTATCAAGACCATACTTATTCTTACGATTGAGATTTACAGCTCTTCTCTTATCGCTTTCTCTTAATTCAATTGTTGCCATAACTTTTATATTTTAATGTTTATACTTCATTCATTTCTATCTTACTTGGATTTCAATCACCGCAATACTGACTACCCATATAACCTTTACTATTCGCATTGTAGCAGTCAGACCAAGTAAGTCTACCCTCAATCTGAGAAGTGTGTTCTACGGGCTTCTGATTAGCTACCATAGCTTTTATCTTAGCCTCACGTTCTTCTCTACACTTGATTGCATCTTTAGCCCAGTCCCAGGCGAGTTTCAAACATTCGCCAAAGGTTCTACCCATTCTTGAATTACTTCTAAAGAAGCTGTGAGCGTCTTTCATGATTTGAGATAAATTGTAGCGTTTCATAATTATATGTATGCTAATCGTTAAACATTTAGTTTTATCATTACGATACAAACATAACTATAAATATAACACAAACAAATATTACACAGTTAATAAAAGCTAATTCAATATACACATAGTATATTTTCATCCAAAGAATAACAACTAATACTATAATTTCATATATTTGCAAGGAATAAACTATAAGTATAATTATGAAGTTACGAATATTGGATATCTGCAAACAAGTAGGAATAACTCAAAAAGAGTTAGCAGAAAGAATAGGGTTATCAGCCGTGGGGTTATCTAAGGCAATCAATGGTAATCCAACCAAAGATACTTTGGAGAAAATTGCCAGGGCCTTAAATGTGAAAATAACCGAACTATTTGAGGAACCGACCAACATAAATGGCTACATCGAATTAGACGGAACCATCCACAAGGTTACGAGCAAGGAGGATATTAAGAAGTTAGCGGAAAATTTATAAACAAATAAATATAGGAGGTAATAATATGAATAGAGAAGAGCTACAAGGTATATTCAACTATCTAAATGAAAAGTATAATGAGTATTATTTCGCAAATAATAATCAAAAGAAAATTATTGAAAATCAAGTTAGAACATATGCACAAAACTTAGATAAAGAACTATACCTCACCTTAAATGAAGGTAGTGCAAGTGGATTATTTCGACATGGATTCGTTGAAACCGACCTTACACAATCTTTGAAAATTTTAAAAAGCATGATAGAAGGATAGAAATATGGCTACAATATATTATGATGGTAAAAATTTCCTATCAGGAAGATTAACCAAAGAAAATTTGAGTGGATTCAATCAAATATGCTGCAATCCACCACAAAAAATGAGTGCAAATATAATCGCTAATATGGTATTGCCTTTTCTGAAACAAAATGTTCCAGAAATACAAAATATTTATGTTACTGGAAGAACAGCAAGCCAAGTAGATACAAGCATGGTACAATTTAAAGTAACATTCAAAGAATCATAAAAGCCGGATTTCTCCGGCTTTATCATAGCGTGAAACCGAATGGAATCACGCCTAAATAAAGTATTGTAACTTATGCCGGTACAGCCATTAATTCACGCCCTACTGAACGTATTGTTTCTATAATATCTTCAAAACGTTTCTTAGACGGCTTCTTTGTTCCGCTTACATATTGAGCAAACAAACTCTGAGAAATACCTAAACGTCGTGCTATGGCAGCAGCATTCAATTCAGGATGAGCTATAAATAAATCATAAAGAGGATTAGATTTCCTTTCCCGAAAGAATCCCTCAAAACTCAAATCTTCATCAAGCTCTCTCCAATGTATTCCGTCATGGCTCGTTGTGAAATTTGCGCGCTGCGCAGGAGTAGCCCATTTCAGCCTTTGGAAATCTGAAAACTTCTCACATGCCTCCTTCCCGTCAGTGGTACGTATCCATACCTCCGTATCAGTCAACCATACCTTTTCAACTATGATATTTTCCATAACCACTTATTTTGATTTATTAAAAAATTTATTCCAATGCTCTGCTATTACTTCTTGATTTTCTTCTATAACTGATTCTACAAGTTTCAGTTCAGATGACTTCAAGCCATTATTTTTGATTAATGTAACTGGAAATAAAGTGAATTTAGCACTTACATCCCCTTTGATTACATGAACATGTATAGGCTCATGGTCATTAGCGTAAAACATAAAACGAAAACCAAATAAAATAAATATCGTTGGCATACCTTTCTCTATTGATTACCCTACAAATATAGGTAATTATTTAATTACCTACAACTATTCAAGCAAAAAATTAGCGGCAATTCTTTGATGTTGCCGCAAAATATTCTATTTTTCTTGTACTAAAATTATAATCCCTATAATTTTTCTGACTAAGAGGCATTTTTCTGTCCCTTATTTCCGATTTGCTCATTCTTTGCCGCTTGCTCCTCCTTGATTTCTGCAAGCTCCTCTTCTACCCTATCAGCATTCCCGGCAAACATGATACCTTCACGGGTTGACCAAATTCCACCACTGACAGCGGAAACGGCAGTAGAAACCTTGTCGTTCAAATCATCACTTTTTTTTCAGTCGTTTATTTTTAATCAAATACCAAGTATCATTAGGTAGCCATCCCCAATAATTGTCTTCAATTTCAACTATAATATGTCGAAATTCAAATAAGGATTCTCTCAAAGCCATAGATACATCTTTCGCACTTTCTTCTGATATAAAATAATAACTATTGGGCATATCATACCTCCATGTTATTATTACATCACTTTCGTTCATAAACTTAGTTATTTGTTCCCTTGTGATATTTTTATCAGAGTATACTAATAAATATGCTTTCCTCATCTTGCAGAATTATTTTTATCTGTTATTAACTTATTCTCACTTAATTCATCAGGAGCTTCCAATTCAAGCATTGATTCGCTTGTAATCAACGTAGGTTCTGAATCACCTTTCTGTTGAAACATTTCCATAGAACGTTTCTTTAACTGATATTCCTCCGATTGAAGTTTATCACGATCAACAAATAGTAAAAATAAGAAACCAAATAAAGCAACACAAACAGGAGCTAATGTTAATACTATCAACCATGTAGGTGGGGGATTTAATATCCCAATAAGAATAAAACAAGGTACGTCAATCATTACGCACAGCCATAGTATAGGATTTAAAGCACTCTTTACAGATAAACTACCACCAGCTTCTATTATTTTTGTAGCAATACTTTCTTTATCACTCATAAAGGTTAATAATTAGAGATTATAATTTTCCAGCTAAATCCTTCACATCCTCCGCAGACTTCACCTCATGTACGGTATCGCCTACTTTAACAAAGCCTACTATATCTCCAGTGTTTGACTTTTCAAATAGTTCAGTAACCGGCACTCCCAAAGCATCAGCTATTTTTTCTAATGTACCAATAGTAGGGTTTCCTCCCAACATTTTAGAAAGGCTCGCTTGAGCCACACCTATTTTAGATGCTACTTCCGCAAGAGTAACACCTTTCTCTTTGCATACTTCCTTCACTCGTAAATCCATATATAATATATTATAAGTTTGATTTCAGGCGCAAATATACACATTATATATTATAATCTAATTTCGCCTTATAAAAATATATCGTATTATATTTTATTAACAGTGATATTATTGTCAATTATATAATATAGTCTATATTTGTATGCATAAAAATAGAATATATTATATAACACATAAAATATAAGAGTATGAGCACAAAATTTAAAAGTCAGATGAAAGAAGTGATGCAAATGGCATGGTCTTTTGTTCGCAAGAACGGTTATTCAATGAGTGAAGCGTTAAAATGCGCATGGGCTAATTTTAAGCTGAAAGCAGCTTTGAAAGTGAAGATAGTAGAGTTTTACTTCAAAAAGACTGACGGCACGTTACGTCAAGCCTTTGGCACTCTCAAAGAGAATCTTATCGGTGAGATAAAGGGTACTGGCAGAAAGCCGAATGACAATCTGCAAGTGTACTGGGACACTGAAAAAGAAGAGTATAGATGTTTCAAGAAGTGCAACCTTATAAAGATAGCTTGATTATGAGAAAAGACCCCTATGGCAACTATATAACCTGCTTAACAGGTAAGCAGTTCTGCCAATTAAGAAGTATATCTGAAAAGGTGCAACCATATCTACCATTTACAGAAGTGGCATTTCTTGAGCTGATAAAAATAGCTTCTGCAATAATATTTAATAAAGGATTTAACAACTCTCATTTATCGGTACGAAACGGATTGGTGCGTTTTAAAAACAAGTTCTACATGAATGGCTTAAAGATAAATACACATTGTTTGACAGATGAACAATACAAATATTTATGGCAATTTGATACGCCACGTATGGACGCTTTCATGACAAAGTATAAACCAATAGAACGTGATGTTTTTGTAATGACATTCAGAGCTTGTAAACGCTATATGATTACAGGCATGACTAAAGAATCAGAAGATACGCTAATTGAAAGGCTTATTTCAATATCAAATCTTATGAGATAACACGATTATCCAAAGGCAGTCTTTGCACGACTTTAAAGGCTGCCTTTATTATTCACTCTTAAATGAAATAAGTATGGACGAAATTTGGAAAGACATTGAAGGGTACGAAGACGATTATCAAGTATCAAATTTAGGTAGGGTAAAATCCTTGCCAAAGAAATGCTGGAACGGTAAAGGATATTGGTTTAGAGATGGACGCATTTTAATACCCATAAAAAGCAAAAAGGGGTATTTGAATGTATGGTGCAGAAAGCGCATATTTAAAGTTCATCGCTTGGTCGCAAATGCTTTTATACCTAATCCGCAAAACCTACCACAAGTAAACCACATAGACGGTGATAAAACCAATAATTGCGTTACTAATCTTGAATGGGTTACTGATGGTGAAAACTTACTACACGCATATAGGGTTCTTGGTAGAAAGCAAAAGACTGGCAAAAACCACCATAATTCACGAGCTGTTCTACAATTAAAAGACGGCAAAATTATAAATTCATTTGATAGTTTGAATGAAGCGACACGCGCAACTGGTGCGCACCATTCGGGCATTTCAATGTGCTGTAATGGGAAAATAAAGAAGCACAAGGGCTATCAATGGAGATACAAAGAGGAGTGATTTCACTCCCCTTTCTTTATGCTTTGTTTCTGCATTTCAGCGTTTCTTTTTTCTTCTTGTTCTTCTTTTATCTCTGCGATTTCTTCTTCGATGCGGTCAATATTTCCAGCGAACATTACTCCATGTCGTTGCGACCATACACCACCCGATACAGCTTTTACAGCTACATTGACTTTATCTTCTAAATTGTCAAGGCGATACGGAACAACTTCTGTACTAATATCTATCGTTTCAGATGCTTTGTTAAATTCAGATGGATTTATAGAGCCTAAAGCAGAGACTATGAAGTTCACACGCCTTTGCAAGAACTCACCTATCACCTCGGCATGATTTTGAACTTGCAAATGTGTCGAAAGAAACACGTAATCGAAAGCCACTCCGGACAAGGCATTTCCAGCACCGCTCAACTTTTCAAAACTGATTTGTGGTGTATTCGTCATAGAATATGCTTTCTCAAAGAGGGTTTCTACCTCAAATTTTACGGTATCATTTGCTTGGTTCCACGTTAGGTATTGGGCATCGGCACCTTGCCCGGTGAGTTTAACCATCCTGTCTTTAATCTTTCCCATGAAGCCTTCAACATCACCAATCAACTTCAGCAATGGGAAGAAATGGTAGTCGATACAATCGGCATAGTTGGATAACAGCTTCTCAAGTCGTACACGGAAGGTCTTAATCTTCCTGCAATATTCCTCTGGCCGGTAGGCATAGATAACCGGTAGTTTGGGGAATCCATGAGTAAAAGGCGTTCTTTCTTCATACCCTTTAGATAAATCCCACTGATAGACCATCTTATCAGTGATAGTCATAAAGCAAGTTATCTCCGAATCATCCATGAGCTTCTTCTTGTACTCACGTGAGAAAGCAATCATCTTACCTTCATCATTGAAGAACGGATAAAGCTTATCCCCACGGAACGGAGACCATAACACGCTTTTCAGTTTCTTGGTGGGCTTGACCTTGCCACCGAACGTAGTCTTAACTTTCTTCCAAAACTTTGCCCAAAACGAATCATCATCGGTAACATACCAATATTCTGCCGCTTCTTGTTCGGAGAGCCAGGCACGGACAATCTTCTTGTTTTGGTATTTGATTTTGTTGGATTTAAATACAGCCTTTACCGCATCCAGCAGCTTCTTTTCATCATCATCAGTCGGAGTGCAATCCATAGACGGTTCTGTGCCGACCGTGAAAGCAGTTTGAATGTTCACTATATCTTGTTCCAATGGAATAGAAATACGGTTCACCGGTTCAGTCTTATACTTTGCTTCGATTTCATAAGTCTTACCAGTTTTTTCATCGAAAACTTTTTCGGATTCCTTATCAAGTACTTTTCTGTCCGGATACTTCTTTTTGTCAACCATGATTTCATGGCGTTCCGGATTCCAATCATCCCAAAGTTTGCAACGGTCGGGAAGTTCAGTTTTCCTACCTTTCTTCAGATAGTTTATCTTCTGCCCGATGTCAGGGAGTGCTAATATTTCTTCTAAATTCAATGGCATAATCTATAATTTTAGTGAGTAAATATTCCTGTTAAATCTTTCGGCTTCTGAATCTTACCAAGAAGCTCACCCAATACATAGTAACGTACAGCATCTATTCCGTGATTGTCATGGTCTTCCGGTTCGTTGATATAGTTCCCGTCCTTATCCTTTGCCCAAACATACTTTCTGAACTCGCTTTGTAAGTTGTACGAGCGTTTGGTTATATAAATCTCCATATCTTTCATTTTGTCAATTCCGGCATTGATAGAGCCTGCACCTTTCTCTACGGCATATATCTTGATTCCTCCGTTGTGTATCTCTTGAATCAAACGTGGATCTGCGCTGTCAGCAATGACTTTCAATCCCCACGGGCGAAGAGTCTTGATGATGTCAGAAGAAAGCAATCCAGTACGGTAATCCACTTCATCCAAGTAAAGGGCGTTATCAACGATACCACAACGAATGGAAGCAGACGGGTCATGCGTATAACCGAAGTCTTGCCCGAAAGCAATTTTCTTTGCCCAAGCCGGGAACTCGTCAACAATTCCCCACTTCTTGAACACAGCACCTTCTGCAACGTCAGCCCAGCGACCGATAACCACATGAGCATACTTTTCAGGATTACTCACCTTCATATCTTCCACCTCTTTCAGGAACTCAGGAGAAAGGTTATCCAAGTTATCAAAATACGTAGTATGGATATGGAGCACATTCGGATGAGTGGAAATCTGAACCTGCACACCGTCAATCTCTACCAGCTTGTGAGTTTTCTCAATGTATTTCTTGTAGATGAAGTGATTGGAATCGCATGGGTTCATTATAATGATAATCCGGTTCTGAATACCCTTCTTGCGAATGGAGAGCATTATCTTGTCGAACTCATCTTCGCTTGTCCACTCTTCCGCTTCATCACAGACGAAAGTCGTAATGCCCTGAATGGATTTTAATTTGGCTGTCTGATTCCCGGAAGAAGTCTTGATGCCTCGGAACATTATACGGCTCTTAGTCATCTTATTGACTATATCCGTCTTTGTGGTCTTGAAATATTTCGTGGTACCGTCCAAATCTATCTTCTCCATCATTTCGGGGATGATAGACATACCGGCAGAAACCATCGTGTAACGGGTGTAAAGAATCTGATGAACTATCTTCTCTACGGGAGTCATTTCAAAAGTCAACCGCTCAATAAAGGTAGAAGCATTGAAAGACTTTCCGCTACCGCGCCCACCGGTGATAAGAATTATAAATTTTTCCTTATCCTCATATAATGGATGGTAAATTTCTTGAGGTACTATCATTTTAGCTTGTCTTTAATCCAGGAATCAATGTTGATGCCGTGCTCTATGTCTGTTGGAATATCAGCATCTTCATCAATTCTTGGAGCTGGTTTATTCCATTGTTCAGGCTTGCGATTTTTAAGCCAAAAGATACCAGCCGTTGTGTCAGGAGGAATCTCTTGTTCTAATTCCACAATTTCTATCCTTTCATTTTCACACCGCCTACCATTTTCATCGTAATAAACATCTTTCACCTTGATAGCCTGCTGGACTTTTACTTTCATTCCGGTAGCTTTCGTGTAAAGAGTGTTTTCTACTTTCAACTCAAGAGGCGCACGCCCGTTTTTTAATGCTTTGGATAATTCGGGGATTTTACCTTTCAATTCAGAGAAATACGTTTCATTGTAGCCGATGTTTGCAGCAATTTGCTTATCGTCTAATCCATCTCTCGCCCATCCTTCTATACGAATGAGATTATGGGGGTCTTTAAAGTCAAACTTCGGCTTTGCCATATTAATCTACTCTCTCTACCATATCCGATAAAACTTCACCTTTGATATACTTTTCTTGCGGTCTAAATCCGAACCGTTGCAAAAACACTTCTTTATTACTTTGGTTACTGAAAGTAAGAACTACAAATGTATCTACTGATTCTTCATTCTTTGTTTGAGAATGGTTCATTACAGCTTTTCGCATCTCACGTTTATTGTCGTAAATTTCGTTATTCAACTTCATAACCTCCTTATCTGCTTCGCTTGGTTCTTCTATCGAGGGTAAATCTACTTCAACCCCTAAAATACCAACATCGTTAATATCAAGACCCGCGCACTCGAAATCTATATCACTCAACATTGAAGCCAAAATATCAGTATCAAATTCACCCTGAACTTTTGTATTGTTGAAAAATATATTTTGTTCCTTTTCTTCTTTCTCGGACAAATCTACCATAGCAACTGTTAGGTTATAGTCCTTTTTCCTTTCAAGCGAATCAAGGATAGATATACGCTGATGCCCTGACACTATATTCATCGTGTTTTTATTCACCACAATAGTATCAAGAAGTCCCACTCGTTTTATATTATCTTTCAATTTCTTCTTAGCGGAATCTGAAATTCTACGAGGATTATATTCTGCATTTTTAATTTGCCCACGATTAATAGTAGCAGTTTCAAATTTCTGATATTTACTAACTTCCTCCATACTTGGCTTCTATTAAATTAAATTCTTTGATAATCTTCTTGTAATCTTCCGGATAATGTTCTTTAATGTACAATATTGTTTCAGGGCGGAAATTAATACCCGAACTACCTCTTTTACTCCCAAGCTTCAGCGGTTCCGGTAGTTTATGCAACTTGATATACGAAAGACAATCTTTATTAGTCCAGTTCACGATGGGATAATACTTTTCATAATCAAAATGAATATCTGACTTGGCGGCTTTGTTAAACATGCCTCTACGGGCGAAAGAATCAGATATCTTCATTCCATATACGACAACTTTAGTTTGATACTTAATTTTTAGATAGTCTTCAATATCACGTAGCTTCAACCTTTTTAGCCCATCGAGATGCTTCACACTTAATAAACCTTGCATTTTGAAGTTGTATAAATCAGTATGAGGCAACTGAACTACCTCGACATTTCCATAAGAGCGTGCCCAATTAAAGAAAGGTTCTACTATATTCAGCCCTTTCACATGGTACAAAAAGCAACATACAACCTTTTTAAACTGACTTTGAAGCAAATGTAACAAGACAATGCTATCTTTGCCAGTCGCAGAAAAAAACAATATCGCCGTATCACTTTTCTGTGATGCGTGCAATATTGTTTCTTTCGTTTTCTGCATAATCAAGGCGTTCATTAATCACCTCCAAATGCAGCAACAAGGTCAGAACGCTTTTGCGCCCTTGTTCCGAACCCTGATTGATGACCTACTGCCGCTTTACCGGCATTTACCCTACGCCCACGGTTACTAATACCTGTGGTACGATTGATTCTTCTTTTAATTTCTCCGACTCAGCCTATTTTTCACCTTTAAATATTTCTACTATATTGCCTAACTCAAACACTATATGCGCTATGGCGTATTCTTTACCTTTTTCTGTTCCAGTGATAAAATCACCGTTTTCATCAAATAGAAACTCCACACGAGCATCTTTTACTTCAACGATAAGATATGGGCGTTTACCTTTATATTCGCCTGTAACCAGTTTAAGCTTATCATACGATTTAGCTTTAACCATTACTTCTGAATCACCATCTGGAATATCTTCTTCTCTCTCATATTCTTTACCATCAACGATAAAAGAAACGTAATTTTCAACATTACTTGGCTTTATTTCTCGCCTCTCAAAATCTTTTTTACCAGAAAGAATCTCATCAAAAAACTTTTGCTTAATACTAAGCGTTAAAATGTTCATAATCGTGTCATTTTTTTAATTAATATTCATAGTTGCGGAAACAGGACTCGAACCTGTGACCACCGCCAAGTCAAAGCGGTAAGCTAACCAACTGCTCCATTCCGCGATAGTACCCCAAAGATACTACCACAACCAAAGATAACGAAATATCTTCAATCGTTATACACGACAACCGGCTTATTGTCGTGAACTAAGCCATTTATCCCGTCTTTCTCTACACGCCTCTAAGGTAGGCGCACAACAAGAAAAAAGTTCACCGCTATCAGTACGGTAGTCGTACTGGTACATTCTCACTCTTTTTCCTCTCAACCTGGTGTTGTAGGTACAATAACTCTCTTTACCGGGTTGGCATACGCTGCAACCGTTTTCATTTATTGAGTTCATAATCACTATATTTAATGTTTTGCATTCAATCTTTTTTCACTCGTATAAGCCACTACAAGCCCTGTTTCATCATGCTGTATGGTGATGTACTTTTCACCCCTCTCTATAGTAGAAAAGTCATATGGTGTACATAGCTTACCCAATACTTTGCCCAGTTGTTTCATCAGTGGGGCTTCGGGGCTGATAACTAAAACTAAATCCGCTTCCATAATCGTGTGTATTGTGGTAGCCCAAAGGCTACCGGATTAAAACTTATGCTATTTCTATGCTTATTATATCCAAAATATTGTCAGTAATCATGCTATTTACGCTTAATTGGGCAGACTGAATATTGTTATCAACCATCCATCTTTTCGCACGATTAACAGCGGTTTTCTTACTACTGCCGTCCGGTATCAATGCACCCAAATCATTATAATCATCATCTAACAGTTCAAAATAATATCGCTTCATAATCTTCTATATTACGCAGGGCTTTCGCCCTGCTGATTAATTATTTAATACCGTAATCTCTTTGTTGCCTATCTCTGTATCTACATTCAGAACCTCGTACTTTTGAGCCTTGTAGTTATAAACAACTTCACAGGTATTGAAGCCTCTGCCATCTTCTCTTTGGTCATAAACAGTATTTATATGCTGATACATTTTATTGCCTAACATGAAGTTTATCTTACCTGATGTACAGAAGTAGAATGCTACTGCATACTTCAATGTTTTCTTTTCATCAATCTTCTTTGTTGCCATGATCGTATATTTAAGCGTTAATACCAATTGTGTTTCTCATAAAGTCACTTGCTTGCTCTACTGACATACCCAGCTTCTTTTGAATCAAAATGAGCATACAGCTTACTTGTTCTTTTGTGTTCAAATTGCCTTGTACAAACTCTGACATGATGAACTTCTCTATTGTTCTTTGTTTAATTACTGATGCTGCCATAATCGTATATCTTTTAATTGTTATTACTTCTTGTTTGATGATACAAAAATAGTATTATTTATAATACAAAATACTATTTACACGTTAACAAATCATAAATTACAGTATTATTTATAATACATACTAATAAATAAGTATTTTTGCATCATGGAAGCAAAAGGAGTAATACACTTAGAAATTAAGGCTACCGGATTGCATAGGTATTTCGGTTCGCCATCGGCTATGTATGACAACTATACAAGCCAAGAATTAGGAATAGCTCGACAATCACTGCTGAATTATTGGCAGAAAACAGAAGAGCCCTATGAAAATGCTATTTGTATTATTAGAAGGGGAGAATTGGAACGAAAAACTAAATTAAAAAAGGAGGTATAATATGGGATTATTTAGTGAAGAATTTGAAAAAGAAGAAAGAGATTTTTTAAAACAAACTAATGGAAAAATTTCTCTTGAAGAGATTGCGCATATTCGTAAAAAATACGAGCATAATTTCAATTCAAATAGAGATAATTTTAACAAGTTTAAAAAGGAGGTTATGAAAAAGATAAAGCCGGAGCACTAAACTCCGGCTTTCAATTGATTAGCCCTTTGATTTTTAACCGATTTACGATTTCGGTGTAAAGATACTCTATATCCCCACTAAAATCCCCATAATTCTGATAGAGAAACACGACATCAGCGCAGTTGTCGGAAATGGTACATTCTGATTGAACTCCAAGAACCTTTGCTATTTCTGGACGTAACCCTGCTGTCATTTTTCCACCAGCAAGCGAGCTTGGAGAAAACAGATACAGGATAATGAAGATGAACTTCTTCCGCTGGGTAACACTGTCAATATTCGGTGGACATCCTCTCTCATTCAGTAACTCAGCAAATATTTTGTAGATTTCATGGATAAGGCTTTTGTCTTTCAGAACCGGGGCGGTCAAGGCATTTTCTTCCTCTGAAAGTTCTGATTTCTCGATACGAATCTTTTTAAGACGAATTATTTTGTTAAAATCCAACTCCATAACACGATTATTTTAAAAGTAAATAGTATATTTGCATCATAATCGTGTGAGGAGCTGATTCATGGTCGTGCGTGGGTTGGCTCTTTCTTTTATTTAACAGACTTATCCTTTTCCTGAATAACCCGATTTTTCTCGTTCACCTCCCTACCCCACATCATAGCGGAATAGATGGCTTTTGCATACAAAAAGAGTTCCTCACAACTGGTAAGGAACTCAACTCGAAGGGCTGCACATTTCGCATCAGTCCAGACATTTTCATTTCTATCCATTGGCTATTTGTTAATTTTATAAATCTATTACGTTAATGGTTAACATATATATCCACTTGCTAAACCATGTTATAAGATGGCTGAACAAAGGCTCATAATTTGCATAACTCCCACAAAACCTTACCTTTGCAATGTGTTTTTCATAGTATTAGATTAAGGTTAATAAAAAAGATTGGCTGTCTGGGATAGATAGCCTTTTTTTGTATCTATCAGTCACCTTTGTTCTCGTCCCTATACTTATGTTTCCAATAGCTATTTAAACAGTTATATACAGTAACGCAGATTATCAAAACTGTTATAACAAACCAATACCAATCAAATTCCATATCCTACTTTATTACATTCCACTCACTTTCCATAATCACATAGTCACACTTGTTGCATCGATGCAGATAAGTCGGGAACGGAGCCGTCGTATAATCTTCGACAGCTATTTCTATACTGCCACATTCCGGACACTCAATTTTTACCTCTTTAATACCGGAATAGTCCCAGAAAGATAGTTTCCCTTTCACGTTCTCGATAGGTTTGGAGTAAAGGATAGGATTAGCCAGTACCCAGTTATAAACTCCTTTCTCTGCCCAGATGGAAGAGTGATTCACAACACAATCCACAATTTCGACACTTCCAATGATAGCAGAATTTACATATCCATTGCCGCAAATAATCTCACTCTGGAATCCAAGTGAAAAGCTATCCCATTGCCTTTTCGTAAATACACTATTAGGATTAATCATTTCCATGGGGACGGCGTTTGAATGAATCAGCACCCTCTGCCCTAAGTATTTCTTAGGGCACGGCCAAGTTCGGTTCTCAATGTCTTTAATACTGTGGACTATCAAGGATGCCCAAGGTTGTTTTATGGTTATTACTTTCATTGTATTGTTATAATTATAATTATTTGTAACTTTGTATGCCCTATGCGTGATAGGTATTCATTAATAAATTTGATATTATGGAAACAGAAATATATAATTTAATTAAAGAATACGTGTTTAAGCCACTAATAGGACATATATGTAGTAAACTGTGGCATTGCCTCCAAAAAAGGCTTTTAAACTACATAAATGCTATCAAAGCAAAAAGGCGAAAGAGAGGGGTGGGCAAGCACGCCCCTCTCTTTTTTCATCCTACATCCATCAAGTCGAACAATGTGGGTGCGCTGACTTCCATCTCCGCCTCATACAGATATGAAAGACCGTCTTTCCAGTAGTCGTAATTAAGTTCGGTTGACAGACCTTTCCTCCCCAGATTGATAGCGCAATAGGGAACGGTGCCGATACCTCCGAACGGGTCAAACACCAATTCACCTTTGTTTGAGTATCGTTCAATCAATCTTTCGACAATATCCAACTGAAGGGGGCAGATGTGGTTCTGCCGTTTCTTCTGCGACTGCTTGGTATTGAGCGTGCGCATCCGGGTGACATCATCCCATATCCAGGGCTTCTTGCTTACCGGGTCAACGGCCATGAATGTCTTTGGCAGTTTTCCGTATGCCTCCAACTCTTCGGCGAATGACACGTGTTCCTCATAATCATAAACGTGCCCACGCTCGTAGTTCCTGAATAGGTGGCGTATCTTGTCAATGCCGGCCCCTTTCATGTCCTCGTAACTCAATAGAGAGTTACCCGAAGATTTCCAACTTGCATGAGCGTCTATCTGCCAACGGGCCAACGAATATTCGCTTTTGTTTTTTGTCACCGGCAAATCAGCATAAGCCCGTGAGGTGTCGGAAGGAAGCTTGCGGAAAAGAAGGACATACTCAGGACAACCGATACCCATCTTTGAACCGTCCTTGCACATCTCCGTATATCCAAGCCGATAAGTCTGGTTGTTCTCCCTTACCACATCCGTATCCACCGTGATGCGCCCCATGTAGCGGAAACCGTGTTTCATATAGTGGAATACAGTCATTTCACTGAACGGGTCGATGGTGGGCATACCGTCACCAGTAGCGTTGCCGAACAAAACACGGTCTTTCACATGGATGCAAGCTAACCTACCGGGTTTAAGAATACGCATAAGCTCCGGTGTAAGATAATCCATCTGCTCGAAGAACTTGCCGTTGTCCTCATTATGCCCGAAGTCGTTATAGGTCGGAGTGTACTCATAGTGGTTGGAGAACGGGATGCTGGTTACAATCAAGTCCACCGAATTACTTTCCATAGTCTGGCATTCAAGAACATTGTCATTATTGATTGCCCTCCACAGTTTGCCGGACTTTTCTTCCCTGCTGGCAAACATCCACCGCATCATCTTTTCCTCTGCCTGCAAGCCGAACAAACCGTTCTCACGGACTATATCGGTCATCTTGGCTACCATCTCGCGGTGTTGCGCCCACTTCTGCATGAAACTCTTGTATATCTCGCCCTCACTTTCCGCATAGACCAGATAAAGGTCAACCGGATGCTGCTGCATGAAACGGTAGATACGGGCTATCGCCTGGAACTTGTCGTTAAAACGGTAGTCGATGAACATGATTGCCTTATGGCAGTGGTACTGGAAGTTCAAACCCTCACCGAGCATCTCCGGTTTGGCGGCCAAATATTTCAGACGGCCGTCCTTAAAGTCCGCTATCACTTCGTCGGCTTCCTCATCATCCTGCGAGCCGTACACAGCCTTACATCCGGGTATGGCATCGCACAAAGCCTTCCGTTCATTCTCCAGGTCATGCCATAAAAGGAAATGGTCGTCTTTGTTTTCAGGACGGTTAATGATTTCCACCACACGGGTAATCTTTTCCTGCATGTTGTCCCGACGTTCTTTCGCTGCGTCGGCAAGTCCGAGAGCAGCTTCACGGAACATCTTCACTTGTCCGTCACGGTCGGTTCCGGCTGTGGAGTTGTCAACACTAACCACTTCTTCATGTACACGCAGTTCCGGCAATTCATATCCGGTATCGGGGTAACCAAGGTCGGACGGTCTGGTGAGGAACAACGCCCATGTACTTACCCACAACCAGAACTCCTTCTCCTTGTGCGGATAAAGGGTAAGGTTATTCGCCTTCGTGCTGTCACGCTGAAAGAAACGGGTAAGTGCCTGCCCGGTATCCATCACACCGAGATAACCGGCATAATGTATCAGCTCCTTGTATCTGTTGGGCGATGGCGTGGCGGTGGCGACAAAGCGGTAGGGAACATCCGCAAACAAGGGAAGGAACTCCTGATAGGTCTTGGTACCGAAACCACGTAATACGCTCGCTTCATCCAATGATGTTGCGGTGAAGTAGGAAGGTTCTATTCTTACACCATCTTCACCGTCGCGCACACGCTCGTAGTTCGTAACCATGATGTTAGTCGGACATATCATCACATCAGCCATAGTTCGTACATAAGTCACTTTCATGTGCAGATGTTGTTCCGCTTGTGTAAGGAACTCGACCACTACACGCTTGGGACAAACTATCAGCCCTTTGCCGCCTTTGTGTTTCAGGACTACCCGAAGTATCTCCAACTGGGTTACGGTTTTCTGCATACCGAAACTGGAGAATATCGCACGGCAACCACCGGACACCGCCCAACGAACAGTATCTTTCACATGGGGATATAACGACGGTGTCAGTTCATCCGGATTGACCTCGAACCCGGTCTGATGACTGATGGCCATCTTGTCTTTTAAAAATTCTATATATTCTTTCATTAAGCTACTTCTTTTAATTTCTTCAATCTTAACTCTCTAAGTTTTGCACAAAGTGCTTCGGCATTCTTCTTTGCCTGTGTAACCTCTACCGCATTTCCGATAAACTTCTTCTGGTCAGCTTGTGTACCAACTAACACATAATCCTCCGGAAAGCCCATGATACGTTTTAGTTCAGGAATGCGAAGCATCCGCATTTTAATATCCACTATGCCATACAGTGCCATGAACTCCTTTATCTTCACGGTCATAGGACTATCATTGTCGTAGATTTCAATCGCTACCTGACCGCTTTCTGTTGCTACCAGATAGGGCGGCATCTTATCCATTCGTGCTATCAGGGTGAAGCAGGGGTTATCAACGGAGCCGCCAGCACTGTTGAACTGTGGATTCATCAGATAATGCCATTTCCGGTTTGCGGTTATTGTCTGTGCCGGTTCCTCTATGTTGCTACCAATATTTGAGAAAGAAGTATTCATAATCCAAAGCTTGCATGTTATAAGTTTTTGCTTGGGATTGGTTAAAATTGCCGGACAAATATTGTCAATACTTGTATGTTGTCCTCCACCGGAATACTCATTGGCGATAAACCTTGGAGTTACTAATGATAATCTGTCTTTTGTTGTAACTGTCGCAGACGGCTCGTCTACCGAACGGTTAAAGCCGTTCCCATAGTGCGCTGACACGAAGGCATGATGGTCCCTGCATGTGATTGTTCCGGCAGGCTCTTCCACTGATACATTCTTGCTTTCGGGATGTCCGCTGAATTGTTTGGAAAGAAAGCAAACTTGCGCTACTCCAAGTCTGTTTTGTGTTGCTACCACCGGACATGGTTCGTCAATCCCAGGAGCGTTATATTTCCCCGTACGGCTCATAGAATTATACTTCACGAGGAAGGCATCCTTTCCTCCGGCTACAAACTTGATAAGTCCGGCATAGATACGCTCAAGCGTTTTCTCTGCAAGAGGCTTTTCCCTGAAGATGGTAGTTCCTTCATCAGAGAAATCAAGCACATCCTTTACCGGCTTCCACTTCTCCAGCCGCGAAAACATATCTTGCCTACCACCCTTACAGTGGGTCGGTTCAGGGAATACTATCGGCAAACTCTTTTTAGCAAAGATGCCGAAGAAGCGTTTTCTTGTGGTATAGGCGCCGAAATCGGCAGCATTCAGGATACGGTGTTCAAAGTTGTAACCATATTTTTTCACGTTGCGTACCCACTTCTGATAAAGTCTTCCTTTATCCATGCTGATAGGTTTCCCATTCTCATCCATATCTCCCCATGACATAAACTCTTCTACATTTTCAATCTGAATGTAGTCAGGGTCTATAACATCAATATAACGGAAGAGATGTTCTGCCAGCGTCCGGCTATCAGCATCTCTCGGTTGACCGCCTTTAGCTTTCGAGAAGTTGGTACACTCCAAAGAAGCATGAAGCATTATCATCGAATCAGGATATAATTCACGGATACGTTCAACAATAGTATTTATCGGTGAAAGCTCCAGTGTACGAATATCCTCAATGAAATGAAGTGCATCAGGAATGTTGGCATCATGTGAAAGGACAGCATTCTTATCGTGATTCACACAGCAAACGACTTTTGCACATCTATTGCCATTTAAACGGGCTTCTTCCACGCCTTCCGACAAACCACCGGCCCCACAGAATAGGTCTATGACAAATAATTCAATGTCGGACAACCCTTCTAAGCTGCATAATATCTCTTTCAATGATTTCATAACTCAATCAATCTCCTTCGGTTTCCAGTCATTAGGAACTTTTGCCCATTCTCTGAAAGCACTGTTGAATCCGTCCAAATCGGAAAACATATCCATCTTGGCGGTATCGGTGGTTACAAGGGTGGCGAACTCTTTGAAATACTTGTCGGCAACTCTAACAAAGTCGTTGTGCAGCTTCTTCAAGTTTCCAAGCAGAAGACCGTTTTCAGCCATTAAGTCGCTCGCTTCTTCCACCAAGCTGTTGGCTTCACAGTTCAGCAGGTGTGCAGCGGATAGCAACATGTTCATTCTGTCAATGCTACCATTGGCTACGGCGGCGTCAATTAGTTGTTTTCTTGGTTTCATAATCGTGTATCTTTTTTTCATCAGTTACAAGTAAGTCCTTAAACAATAGTCCGCTATCCAGTAGCAGACAAAATAAAAAGCGGCATACGCTGTCAGGATTGACAGAATAGTCGCTATCAGTTTTATATCTTTCATCTTCGGCTTTCCCCCTCGATTTTTATCACATTGAACATCTCTTTCACCCGGTCGGCAATATAATCCCCATACCGTTGGGAAAACTCCTTGTCCGGGTCCAGATTGGTAGTCATGTGGGTGTAGAAACAATATCTCTGCTCATAGCGCAGTTGCAAGACGGTCTGAATGGCATTGATGCCCGTACCAAAGTGTTTGGCATCCATAGGTTCCCGTCCCACCTCGTCAATGGCAAGATTGTGCATACATGACCTGTCTGTGTATAGGTTCAACCCGACAATTCCTTTCTCGGCAAACAGCAAGGCAATCTCGGCAGCACTGGTGAACTGAAAGGTCAATCCGGCATCCGCACCGCCAATACAATAACGGGCAATTTTTGCCGCATAGTTCTGTAATCCTTTCAGCAAAGTGGACTTGCCCACCCCAATAGAGCCGTGTAATAATAATCCCTTGCTTACATCCAATATTCCGGGAATCCCCCAAACCCATTGATAAAGGGCTTTCAATAATTGGCGATTACTATCATCAACCATAAAGACTGGCGAGATTGTCTTCATAGATACTACGAGTTGGTTGCGCCAATACATGTCAACCTGCTCCCTGCTCCATTGCTTATGGTTAGCTCTGTTTGCCGAAGACAATTGATTTGATACCGGCAGAGCTTTCGTCCGGCTTTGCATCTGTTTTCCGATTGCTTCCATTGTATTTTAAATTTAGCCATTCTTGATAATCTCTCTCCGTTCCAGTAAACACCACACCTGTCCAACCAGATTCTATCGCTCTCTCAACCTGCCTGATAGCAAATTCTTCTTCAAATTTGGAAAGTTTATCAAGTGAAAGTTGCAAAGCGTAATTAAGTTTCTTTTTCCATTTCGGTGTCTGACGAAGCGTTTCCCAAGCGGACATGAATGCTATTGAAGAAAACGGATAGACCAGAGGTTTTTCATCCTTTATCTCCTTTCGGGATTTTTTCTTTGGAAGTGGGGAGCTCTCGTGCGTATGCGCGAGACTATCCTCTTGTTTTATGTTTATATTATCTATAATATGTGGAATTTGACTTTCATCCGCAAAATTTACGGATGATATTGCGAATGATGTTATTTTATCATTCGCAAATTTTGCGGATGATGTTGAAGATGATATTGAGGAGGTGTCTATATTACTACTAACGTTTTCACCCGCAATATCATCCGAAGTTTCATCCGCATTTTTTGAGGATGATATTGCGGGAGATATTGAGGACGATATAACATCATCATCTATGCTTTTGACAAATGAATAATAGCATCCTATACGTCTATCCTTGCTGGTTTTATAGTATATGAGCTGAGCGCCAGCAAGACTTTCCCTTGATTTACGCAAAGTATTATCAGATATATCCAAATTAGCACAGAGCAGGCTACTACGGATGAAAAACACTTCTTTCCACTTCATATCATTACAGATAGCAACAAGTTCGTGATAAAGAGCCTGAGAAGCTGTAGAAAGATAAGTGTCACCCCGAACCTTACGGAGTTTGGAAATCAATTGATAGCTGTTCATAAATGAAAATATCTGTTTGCCGCACATTCATCAAAAGACTTCACACGCTCAATAAGATGTTTCTGTCTTTGTCTGAAGGCTAAATTATTATCATACTTATTATGACATTCCCTGCATAATCCAACGACATTTAAGGGATTGGTATAGTGTTCCGGGTACATACTCTTAGGAACAAGATGTGCAGCGTCCGACATCGGTCTACCACAAATTGCACAACATGGAGGTAAGTTCTTCTTTATTGCAGCAACCTCTCTATTCAACTGTGCTTGTTTCCTGCTTATCTGTCTCATGGTCAAATAAATTAGTATTACGGTGTTTTTGAATCAATCTTTCAACACGGTCTATTTCACTATCAATAAATTTTTCTTGTTTTTTTGCTGGTACGTAAAGTACCAGAGGAACGAATACAAAAATATTTCTTTTGCAAACGACGAAGTTTTACGACCTCATCATAAAATTGTTTTGCATTCATACAATGACAAGTTGTTGATTTAGAATTAAAAGCCTCGAAGCGCATTCTACGGGATATTACATATAATTCTCATGCAGTTCAGTAGCACTGCTCACTTGATAGCATCGGGGACACTATCCGCATACGCATTACAGAAATAACCATTTGCAACCGAACACTTTCATGTCCCCTTTCCAACACAAGTTTGTGGGAACAGGTGGATTCGAACCACCGACTACCGTTTGTGGTGCTCTCCCGTTAAGCTAAGAGTATATCTTGAGAGACTCGAACTCTCAACCTTCCACCACACACGGCGCTCTATCCGCTGAGCTACATTCCCTCATTTACCCGCCATATCTTCACAGACCGGGCAGGCAGGTTAACAAAGTTATCTTTCATGAACCTTCGCATGGCACTCTTCACAAAGAGTTACCAAACAACCCAAATGTTCCAATTCATGTCCGACAATAGACATACCGCCTATCTGGTAGGTTTTATGATGAATCTCCAGATTATAGGTCTTGCCACACATCCGGCAACAGTGTCCGTCACGAACACGAACCTTACGTTTTACTTCTTCCCAATAGGGGTTATTCTTCAAACTCGTCTGATACTTCGACGGCCTTCCTTTCTTGTACTTCAGTCTCGTCATAGTTCTCCTCTTTTCTCCATGGACTTTCTTCAATCGAAACTCTGTGCCACTCATGGCGTTGTATAGGAATTATCTCACCGTTATTTTCATCAAGGAAATCCTCAATCCAATGTTCTAACCATACATCCTGACCTTCCTCTTCCCAAACCTCTACAACTTCCTCGCCTTTACCAAATTTGCGAAGATTCTTACGGGTATCCTTAACCTCAATATCCGGTAATTCATACCCAAGGGATTTAAATGCTTCCTGGTTCATTTCACCCGAATTGAACAGGTCATTATATTCATGCTTAGGAATCTCTTGCACCAAAGCCAAACGAAAAGCTTCATTCACCCATGAATAATACAAATAATACCCCATTACTGGAATGCGGAAGGTATCAATCATCTTCAAAGGATAATCCTTGAGACCTTTTTTAGCCAAATTAACCAAGTCTTTGAATTGGGTGTTTAAAGCCGAAATCTTTGCTTCAAAATCTTTCTTCTCTGCATTGAATTTTGCCTTCAGACTTTCAAACTGGCTTTCAAGTTCCGGTATTTGTTCCTCGACTATTTCACCATAATTGGCACGAATAATGGATATTTCATACTCATCCATCACCCGGTTAGCAATTACATCCTTTTCTTGGATGGTTACAAAATGTTCCGAAAGTTTTTTCTTCACATCATCCATGCAAATGCAATCAGGAAAAATCACTTCGGGGAATTTTACTGTTGTCGGTAATTTGAATATTATTTCATCCGGCAAATAATCTTTTAAATCTGTCATTTCTTATTGTTTATTCGTTTAATCATTTTCTTGCAACGCCTGCATAAATCTTGAGCGGGGGAAGTCTTAGGCGCATACTTCTCTATTCTTTCAGAACATTGCCTAAGAAGACGCTCTATCGTTTGAATATCGGTTTTGCACAGTTCCATTCATTCAAAATCATCAATGGCCACCGGATGAAGCAGTTTATGGCTCCATTCAGGAAGCTGCATGTCGATAATACCACGGGCACCTTCTTCTGCCTTGGCATCATAGCCGGGAAACCATTTCTTTTCAAAGCAATCTTTAACAATCGAAAGAGCGTAGTGATACTTATATTTCCCATTTGCCAAATCATCGGGAGACCAGAAGAGAACGGCTACATCATAAGGCTCTACCGTCTGCAACATAATCATTATAGTTACATTGAATTTTCGCCCGGTAATACTGCTCATTACTTCCTGATACATACCTTCTGAGAGCTCGTACTTGAGTTTGGCACAATCGTAGTAGAACTTACCAAGGTCATCGGCACGTGTGGTCTTAAAAGAGATTACGGCATTCACACCGATATTCTCTTCTATATTGAAATAATCCGGTCGAACCCTTACATCAAGTTGGGTTTCCTTGTCTCGTCCATAAAAAGAAACTTCCGAACAAGCACCTTTTAAAAGCTGCTGTATGATACCACCACCATACCAGTAGTAGTTCCTTTTCAGAGCATTAATAATCATGCTCATTTCTTCGCTGATGAAAGAATACCCCAAATCAATGCAGGTTTGTCTCAATCTATCCCGGTATTCTTTTAAAACATTGAAATTCCAATTAACGGAAGGAATATCATCTTCAACCTCTTTCACATAGCCTGCTTCTTTCGCTAATAGTTCATTATAATACCGAATCATAGCTAACACCCCTTCTTTGGACGCCTGATTACAATTAGGCTCTACTTTTACAAGTTCAAATAGACGTGGTTCCAGAAATGCCATGTGGGCAAAGGTTCCTAATTGAAAGTGAGGCTTCTCTTTCTCCTCAAAAACCCGTTCCCAATCATAATAGAAAGAGCGCGGTGTTTTAAGAGCATTTTTCAAATTAGAGGAAGAAATATACTTACTTTGAAGATACATTTCCATAGGGTCACGTTTTACACTTCCATTAACACTCAATTCCATCAGGTCAATATTGACAGGAGGCTCATTACAGTTCAAGGCGATAAAATCCAAAACAGTTTCTTTGGTAGGATAATCTTCCGGATTATAGGCAGAGGGGTTAAGTTCTTCCCCCTCTGAAAAATCATCAATATTAAAATCCTCCATCATCCGGCAACAGGTAGGTTAAGACGAAGAGGTCTTACAGACCAATTGTCAGACTGAAAATTATTGGTCTTATTCTTTTTCTTACCCATGTAGGTAATTTTAAGAGGCATACCACTTTTGAGAGAACCGTTTTCTAAATATTGTTCCAGAATACCAACCAACCTACGGGAACCGTTTGTCACTGTCTGAACAGTACCGTTTACTGTCTTTTCAAGAAATGTGGCACAATCCAAATCAATCAGTTCGTCCGGATTAGTTGCACTCAAGACCTTTTGTGGTTTGATTTCCACAAAAAACATTTTCTTGAACTCACCAGCATGTTCAGGCGTCCAGTAGTTGCCACACAAATCTATTGGCAACTCCTGCGCATCTTCCAAAGAAGGAAGTTCATTCTTACTTAAATCCGCTGTTTGGATTTCAAATGCAGAATCTCTTAATACTAAATCTTTCTCATTACTCATAATCGTAAAATTTAAAGGGTTAATTATTCTCTTTCTGTAGAATAGCATCTACATCACTTTTTCGGTACAATCTCTTACCTCCTATTTCCAACCTGCACAAATATCCAATTTTATGCCATCTCCATAAGGTTGACTTATCGGTATGTAGAATCTGACTTGCCTCTTTAATGGTCAAGTAGTCCTCTTCCGGTCTGATGAAAGAGTCCCTGATACCTCTCACTGTCTTTTTTACAAGATGTTCTGCGAACTCTTTCAAATCAGTGGACTTTATTGTCAAAGTAACATTGGCACCACTATTTAAAATATCCTCCATGTTCATTCTCTTACCCTTTCCATATGTTCAATTCTAAATCTTCGTAACCTCCTCATATCACCTTGTTCGTGGTAAAGTGACAAAGAAAATATACACAGTAAGCAACATGCGACGGACACACGGACTATAGGCGAAAAATCCATCGTGAGCCTCACACCGGCTATCCGTTCATAAAGCATTGTTGCAAGTTCTCTCCCATTCCGTACATGCAATATTTCAAAAGCCTTTTGCAATTGGTTATTAATCGTGCTAACCGCCCGGCATTTAAAATTGGCGATTTCCTTTTTCTCATACCCTTGTGCATACATCCGTGCTGTAATCTCGCATTCAGGGGTGAGTTCTGTGAATACCCGTTCCATAATCGTGTGAGTTAGATGACTATGACTCCCTTTTTACAACGACAATACCTTTTTTCGGATAAGACTTTGAAGCCCATTTTTTACCCTCAAGAAGATGCTTGGCATTTAGAAGTGATACGTTGTTGCGGATTGTCTCAAGTGAAGATATAGGCAGCTCTATCGTGGCTCCTCTCTTCATGTTTCTCATTTTCTCTTTACTTTCTACCTTTTCCATAAATGTTATATTAGAATGATTGGTGGGCGTTGACGGACTCGAACCGCCAGTCTCCTCCAATGAGGTGTGTTAACCATTACACCGAACGCCCCAATAAGAAAGGTGCGCTATCTTCACAGACGGCACACCCAGTACAAACACAAAATAAAACACGACAAAACAGTTTATACTAACACTTTTTACACAACTCCATACCGGTTATCACTGCGAGTATAACAGACAAAATAAACATTGTGGATGTCAATACAATCCCCGTCATGTATAGAGGACCATCCTTTATTATGGAATTGCATAACATCATTGTCATACACAGCAATACAAGCAATGAAAAAGAGAACATAATTATCTTCATAACATCGTCATTGCAACCAGTTCATCACTATAGAATTCTACAAAATCGTGCTTTCCGAACTCTACCATTACTTTATCCCCATTGATGGCGCAAATCGCCCCAATCTTGCTTTCCCATCCGGGATGTTTACACTTAACCGGCATACCTATATATGGCATATGTGATTTATACATACTTTTTCCCATAATCGTGTGATTTTAAATTTTACCGCCCGTACAAGGATGAGGTAAAGCGGTGCGCACTTCGCTTTGCCCGTGGCTTTTAGTACGGTAGTAGCACTAACCTTTGCTGCGGTTGTGTACCCTACCCGATTCTCGCTATCGGATGCCAGTCTTTAGCTGTCAATAGGGCTGTCGTGCGTGATATAATCGTGTGATTAATCATCATAAAAGAACTTCTCGCCCGGCTTTCTGAAAAGCCTATAACTTGCATACAAGCAGCCTAATACTATCAATACCTCTATCATACTGCCATTCTATCAAGTTGAAACTCTATGTAATCAATCTCTTCTTGAATAACCTCTAAGGCCTCTTCTTTGGTATCGGTATTACAGAAAGCACAAGCCTCTGTGTCAGACATCTTATCAACTCTATCAAGGTCTATACAAGCCTTATCCAAAGCCTTTTCAAGCCCGTAGGCTTCTACACTGTCACATACTCTATAGTTTCTCATAATCGTGTGATTTTAGTTCATTTATACTATTTACTTATATCAACCTTTTTTCTATCTTTGTACCGTGATTGAATGATTGATGATGCAAATATATAGCAATTGAATTAACAAACAAAGCATTTGCTATAATTATTTAATTCATTTGATTTAATTAACAATAAAGTGAATTAATGTTATGATTGAACGTATTAAAGCTATAATGAACCATTACAACCTCAGCGTAAATGCTTTTTCAGCTAAAATAGGAGCTAATCAAGTTACTATCAACCAGCAAATGAATGGAGATAGAAAAGTAAGCTTAGATACCATATTGAAGATAGTTAATTCATTTGATTTAATATCCGCTCAATGGCTACTCACCGGCAAAGGTGAGATGCTTAAATCATCTTCATCTAAAGAAGAATCAGCTCCCATCACCAACGAACGCCTGTTTTCTATCATTGAGAGCCAGCAAAGAACCATCGAGAACCTTTCAAAGAAATAAGCTATGTATGACCACTTAAGCAATTTCTCTCTTGGGAAAGAAGAAAGAGAAAAGCTCTTAATGACTATACTGGGAAGAATACGAAGCAACGGGAAAGAACCATTATGGCTGCACAAACGAAGAAACGAATCAACCTGGAATAGAATAGCCAAACTGTATGGGAAAGATTGCGCGTGGAAAACGATTCAGTATCTTCAACAATTAAAACTGATTGAATCCCAAGGAGAACATAAGCCATTTATTATCACAGAACGAGGAAAAGAATACTACAAAAGGGGATGGATTGAAAATAAAATCAATAAGTTTGACAATCCAAAATATCCCCTTTTTATAAGCATCGCAGCATTAATCGTTTCTGTACTCAGCAGTGATTACTTTTGGAAAGCCATTCACTTTATATACCAAGCCATCTCAAGAGCGCTGATAGCACACTAATTAGAATTGCCAAAGCCGAAATTACTACTGAAGCCTTTCTCTTATCCATAATCTATATAGTTTAAAATTTGCATCATCAATAAGTCAAAGAACGATATTCGGCAGGGCTTTCACCTGCCAGCGGTTATGCGATTGACATCAGGTTAGCTTTCTTAAAGCATCTGAACTCTTGGCGTTCAGTATCATAGTAAGTTTGAACGGTGTCGTTCTTCTTTCTGTTGTCAGTACCAGCAATGGCAGGCATCAACTTTTCATTTAGTGTACCGTAGGCTTCTCTCACAGAACCGTCCACCTTTTGAAAGTAGAATTTCACAATCTTGCTTTTCATCTGCAATTTCAATTTCATGTTAGCCCAAGCGCACTTTAATGCTTCTGACATCGTGAAACCGTTCTTGCGAACGAACTGCCATGCAAGGCTCATAACTTCATGTAAAAAACTCTTCGTGCTCATAATCGTGTGATTTAATATGTTTATACTATTTGCATCGTCAATCATTTAGTTTATCTTTGCTACGTGATTGAATGATGATGCAAAGATACACAAGATTTGTGAATATCAAACAGTATAATCACAAATTCTGTGTATAAAAACATTGTTTAACTATTCGCGCAGCTATACATTATTAATATGAAGAAAGAAAATATAAACTATGTATCGTGGATAGCACTTGTATTGAGTACTATTGCTATATTACTATGGTTATGCAAATACGAGCCTGTGACATGGACTCTATTCGATTCTATGATTGCTTTTCTTTCTTTCGTTGTAGGCTCATTAGCAGTGATGGTTGGGTATAACATTTTTGGGTTAAAAAACGACCTAAAAAATGAGATAGAAGAAAAATTGCAGGATATAAGCGACCATCATGTAATTCATACAGCAAAAACTATGATGTACATAGAAATGAGATTACTTCACATGGCTGTCGAATTAAACAATATAGCAGATATAAGGCAATCTATTTACATGATGATTGACACCACAGAAAAGACTAAAAATAAAGAAGATATAGATTATATTATTAACCAGTTGAAAGGACTTGAATCAAAATATGGAAATGAATTGTTTGACAATACATTCAAAAATAAACTAAAGATTAGATTCGGAAGAATTGGTTCTTTCTCTGATAACGCGCTCATCTTCCTCCATAATCTTGAAGTATGATTCTTTTGCGTTGTCAATGAGGTTGTTTGATTCTTCAAAAGGGTCTTTTATTTCTTTGAAATACTTTTTTCTCATAGAAATAGCTCTGATAAGGAATTTAATTATATTCATATCTGAAAGCTAAAGCGACCGACTCCAAAGTTGCGGTTTGAAGTTAAGTCGCCTATATAGTCCCTTAACGGGAGCAGTTAAACAAATTAGTCGAAATCATCCGCAACTTGATTTTCATTGTAAATATACACAATAATTGTGAATATGAATACTATTGGAGAAAGAATATTAAAAATAAAATCTTACTATTTTGGAGACGAAAGAGGTAGTAACAAGAAATTTGCGGATGCGGTTAGAGAAAAGCCAAATACTGTATCTAATTGGTTCGGTCGAAAAGATGGTATAGGAGATGCTGTAATAGAAAAAATTTTATCAGCTTTCCCAGATGTAGATAAAGGATGGTTAGTTGGAGGCAATGGGAACATGCACACACAAGGAGATATAAAAAAAGGTGATATTCTCGATAAGCAAGCAGAAGTGCCTTCTAATGCGACATACAAACTCGTTCCAGTAGTGCATATAGACAGCGTTGGGGGAATGCACTCAAATAACGATATAGTAAGCGAGCCACAATATGTAGAAGGGTACATCCCTTTTGTTAACGCAAAAAAGGATGATATAGCGGTGTATCAATCAGGGGATAGCATGATTCCAACTATTCCACCCGGAAGCCTTATGCAAATTCGAGAGGTAAAAAACTGGAAAGAGTATTTCGGCTATGGAAACATTTTTGTAATAGAACTAACTGATGGTAGAAGAATTACAAAAGAAGTGACAAGGTATGATGAAAATCCCAAAGAATACGTTTGGTGTATTTCTCACAATTCCAGCGTTCCAGACGAGGAACTCCCTAAAAACATGATTGCGTCAGTTTGGAAGGTTGTTAAGATATTAACAGATAAAGGGTGGTAAGTATGGAATTCAATTGGTACACTTGGAATCTGTACAAGCAAACTCCAGCAGGAAAAGAAAAGATAAAATACTTTTCCAAAGCGGAAGGGTATGACTTGTTCAAAGGTTATTGTCCGCACGCCAATTTCATCCCGAATGGTTTATACAACGATTGGCTGGAAAGTATATATTGCTATGGCGTATCAGATTGTGAGCAACCAACTTCATTAAATGAAGCAAAATTATTGTACACTTCGCTTATCACGTTAGGCATAAGGATAGAAGAGCAGCAATGGATTCCTGCTAATGATTTTAAGAATATGCTTGGAATCATTCAACCGGTGTCCTATGTCTTATCAAAGTTCGCCCCCGAATACTTCTTTCCATACCTGTTTCTTTGTCGGATATTCGAGTTGAATAAAATAGCAGACTTCTTTAACATAGACCTACCTGATATGCCAAAAAGAACGGATTACAAAGGAAGGTGCATGTATTATTGTGAACTTTGTGAAGCATTTTATCAATTTAGGAAAGAAAACAAATTATCCCCCGAAGAGCTATGGGCTTTTTTGTATGATTTTGCTCCCAATAATATTGTAAATGAAAATACTGAGATTCCTAAGCCCTCACAAGTTTGGTTTATTGGAGGATTATTATATGAAGAAGACAGATTGTTAGAATCAAAATTTTGGCAGTCAAGCCCTGAAACAAAGAGAGGGGATATTCTCATCCATTACGAGACATCTCCAGTCAGTGCGATTACCTGTATAGAAACATCACTTACTGATGGTGTGATAGACCCACTATTTCGATATTATGGGTGCATCTATATCGGAAATAGGATAAGCATACCACACATCACATTAAATGAGTTGAAAACCGATGAATACTTTTCCAATCATTCGCTTGTCAGGAAGAACTTTCAAGGAGTGAACGGATGGCAATCGACCGGGAAAGACTATTTGGAACTTTTACGGATGATAAAGGGAAAAGGGTTTGATAGCGATACATTGCCACAATTATACGCTCCCACTATGCCGGAAGGAGTGAATATAGAGTGCGAAAGGGATGTGGAGAAACAATTGCTGGAGCCATTGCTCAATTCAATGGGATGGTATGAGAACAAAGACTTCATTCGCCAATTGCCAATACATGCAGGACGTGGGCACCGAATATTTCCCGACTACGCTCTGCATTACGACAACAAGCCAGACGAAGAAAAAGCAAAGGTCTTAATTGAGGCAAAATTCTACATGAAGAACAATCAAGAAATAGAAGAAGCATTTTTGCAAGCTCGCTCATACGCTTGCCTCCTTGAATCTACTGTAATAGTCCTCTGTGATAAACAATGCTTAATCGTTTATGAGAAGAAACAGAGTTTTGACCGAGACAGTTATAAGAAATACTACTGGGGAGAACTTGAAAATCCCGATGTGTTCAACGAATTAAAGAACAAACTAAATATCTAA